CCGCATAAGACGATAGTCCAGTACCACCTTTACTCGCTGGTAGTGTGCTGGTGACGTGCGTGCCTGATAGATTGACTGGATTGGCTGTGATTACCTGCGCTGCTATGGTTAGATAGTTTTCACCCGCAAGCGTGACGTCCCCAGCATTCGAGCCGGACAGTCCGAGCATCGTCTTTGCCGTCGCCACGCTCAACACTTCAGGATCACCAGTGCCCGCAGTATTGCGCCCGAGGAATGAAGCGGTCGCGATATCGGCTAGTTTCGTGAGTGAGACTGCGTTAGCCGCGATCGTGGTGCTGACCGTACCAACCGTGCTGGTGACGTCTCCAGTTAGCGCGGGCATTCGTGAGGCTAATAACGTGCCGCTTGATAAATCGCCGGCGCTGCGTGTGGTTAAATCCGCCAGACTCGACGTGGTTTTATTTATTTGCGCAAACGTGTAATCGTTGGTTGCAGCAACTATCGCACCCGTGCGCCCGAATACAGACGTTACCAATCCACCCGATCCGGCCACGATGTCAGCTATAGTCGAGCCGCCATCCTTGATTAGTTTCCCTGTTGTTCCATCGAAGACAGCGATGCGATTGTTGACCGCGCTGGCTGGTCCCACCACATCGCCACCGCTCGTGACTATTGCGGCATCGATAGAATCCCACGTAGCCGGGAGCTGTGCGAGTAATTGGTTAAGCGGTCCTAGTGGTCTAACAATAGCCATAATAGTTTACGGTCTAGTAAAGCTCGCATAAAGCCAGTCACTCGGTGGCCCCAATGGGTGAAATGACCTCTTCCTTACACGGGCGTGAACGGTTGATGGCAGCGTGCCGCTGTTATCCAGTTTCTGCATCTCTCCGGTGTAAATGTATTCTGGCATATTGCGGAGCCAGCGAGTATTTCTGACTGACAGAGTGTAAGTTGACGCGGTGATTCCTGTTGGATAGGGGGAATTGGAAAACTGCAACCTATAATCAGCGGTCAGGTCTAGCTTTTCGGAAGATACCCACCAGGGATCTGACATCGCACCTAGATAGTTGATGTAATAAGCGACCGTGCCATCAGGCGCTATCTGAATCGCAAATCTGTCACCGGGTACCATGTGGTAAATAAAGTCAGGGATAGGGGACTGGTTAGGGCGTATTGAGTCAGAATCTACAGTGCCCGCTTTTACCCACGATGCTGAATTGCCGCTGCCCGAGACTAGAAAGACACCCCAGGCGCTCGGAAACAGCCCGTCGACGCTATCAGGTGTTGCCAGTTCTGAGACTTGGGTTTCTATCATGAACCCACCATCTACAGTAAAGGAGCTCGCTGCCTCCACTGTAGCGATTTGGGTTCCATCGCCGTCATCCCATTCAGCGGCTGTGTAAACGGCATCAAAGCCGCCCGGATCAACAAAGGTGTAAGAAGCTGCGGGCAAGAACGACGGAGGGCCATCGCCGATTGATTTCAGTGGAGGAGTGCCGCTGATTCGCGCGAGATCTAAGGGCTTAATTGTAAGAGGCCCGCGTAGCGTGGTTGTACCTGGATTGGCATTGCGGATCTCTAACTCGAAGGTGTCATCGGCCTGCGGCTCTAATACCTGATCTACCCAATCCAGCAAGAGACTGCCATTAGCGAGATCGAATGAACCTGAGATCGATTCTGGCGGCGGCGGCTTGAGGCTTATGGCTTCCCAAACATGGGTTACCGTGGCGGCATCACCTAATGATTGCCCTGATGTAATCGCACGGTAACTCATTAGTTGATTGATGTCTGATTCCTGCATTGGAACAGGCTTCACGGCCGCATCAAGTAGCACAAAGCGATTACCCGCAGCGACTAATGAGATTTCAGGAACAGTGTGTTTCTGCCCATTCAAGAGCGCTGTGAGCGTCCAGCGATTCGGGAATCCTGCAACCTGTGTAGCCGTGGCAAAGTTAAAGACCATATCTCCCGCAAGCGCCAGGTTGAGTCCGATGTCAGCTTCCGCCACACTGGCAAGAGTCATGGTTGTGCCGTAGAGGTCAACAACAATTGAGCCTGCATGGTCGATTGTGTCGGGATCGGTTGAAAGGGAGGTCGCGCTAACCACAGTGCCGATCGTGCCGGGAACATCGGACGTTATCAGCGGTCGCCATTCATTAAGTCGTGAGATGTATAAGGCAAAGCCTTTCCACGATTGATCGAATCCTGTTCGGGGTGTCCCAACTGCATATTGCAACAGGCCATCATTGAATGAAGCATCCCCGTCTCGAATTATTGGAATATCCAAAAGCATTAAAACGGTCATTGCCGGCACTTGGATATTAAGGTCAGGAAGGCCGTTAAATGCTCCCACAGCCGGCTGGTTGTAGACTTCAGGCTCGAAGGCTATCCCTTCGCACTCCAAGACCCCCACACCCCCGGAAATTGATTCAAGCCGCATTACATGAGTGAACCCCTCTGCCCGATTGATAATGATTTTGTAGCCTGGGAAGAGGTGCATATAGGTCCACGGCAGCGTGAACTTGTGCGCGGTGCCGGCCACATAATCTTTATAGAGTTTCCGTTGGGCTACTGCTCGAGCTTCATCGGCTAAGAGGCATAACTGAACTTCAAGTAATTGAACGCCCACACCATCCGTGATTTGTCTTTTAGCGCTTTGGGTATTGGGATCCCACTGGTTATCAGGATCGATGAACTTAACGTCAACCTGGCGGGCAAGAGAGCTTTCCTGCGCAATTCTCGATTCGACTTCAGGAACAATGTCGCGCAAATCCTCGTCACTATCCAGCCATCCCACTTCTGTATCTGAAATGGTTACAGAAGGTTCTGTGCCTTCCGCGTAGCCAATGATCTGGCCTTCACCTTCAGTAACGAAATAGCTGTAGGCGGTTTGTATTTCCTCTGAGTCGATAACCTCGGCCGGCGAAAACAAGCGCCCTGCTATCAGCAGCCCGCGGCAGTTTATCGTTGAGAGTGCATCGTAATCGTAATCCGCAGATGTCAACCCTACTCTTTCAGTGAGTGAGGCATAAATACCGTCTAGCGTTTTAAGTGTGGCGTGCTCCCAGACCGCGGTCATGTTCGGGACAATTCCACCCCACCTCGAGAGTAAGAAGTTTTTGTGGACCGTTAGCGAGTGGTTTCTATAAGCAGGAGTCGACCCGGTACCATACTTCGCGTCAATGTCTGCCTCGATTGTTGGATCGGGATCTTGAGTCGCGTTACCTTCGTAAATTGTGAACAAAGACCCGCCGCCCTGGATCGTGCCCGAGCCTACGTTATCAACGCCAACATCAATGTCGCCATCAACTCTTTGCAGTGAGATAGGATAGTTTAGCTTTGGATCGGGCGGTACTTCTGGGTCATAGTCCGGGTCTGCGCCCGTGCCGGGATCGTAAACACCTGACGGAAGCAGGGAAGTAGTGACTTGATCGATTAGAACATCTGCGTTTGCGAATTCTCTTAGTAATTTGTTGGGCCCGCGACCCCACATCAAGCCCAAGTCAATATCGTAAGTGATGTTCTCAACTGTGGTGGTTTGCCCCCCGCCTTTGCCTCCCCCGGTTGGCTGTTCAGTGGTAGAGACATTCTTTCTAATTCCTGACGTCCAGACGATGATTGCCGGAACCTTTACCCCGCCACGCCCGGCATTTGATGGTAGGCCAATGTTATCGATCTTTACTTTTGCCTCTGTAACCCCGGCGCCGACAACCTGAATGCCCACACCCATCCAGAGCGGATAAGTCGGTGTCGGCGGGACGAAGTTCTGCGGCCTGATTTCCGCCGAGCCTTTATATGCTCTGAATCGCCCGCTTCTCAGCTCAACACGAAAGCGATCGCCCGCCGCCCATGTGGTGGCGTTCGCGACCAAGAGAGTGTTGCTGTGTTTGATCGTTACTGAGCCATCAGGATTCCACTGCAAGCCATACTTGAAATCTGTATTACCTGAAAGCGGACTAGCGGTAGTTGAGAATCCCGCACACGCATACCCGCTCCCAACAGTAAACTCAAAGAATGCATCATGCCCCGAGGTAACAGAAACGTTATGACTAGCCCCGGCATTCCAGAGAGAACTACCACCCGCATTCTTTGTTAAAGCACCTCCTGCGCCTGTCGAGCAGTTGGTGACATTCTGATAAGTAGGATTAGATCCGGCCGTAAGGGTAACGTCAGGCGAGGCGCCGTAAATTTCAGGGATCATTAACCCCTGCTCAGAGTTCTGGAGCTGAAGAGAGCCTGAAAGTTTACCTTGCTGAAGTCTTTGCTTGGGAGTCAGCGCGCGGCTAACAAAGTATGAGGCCGTAGACACTGCCGCCGAGATCGCCAACGTAACAAAGAATGCGGACAGGGAAAACGGGTCTGCTATTTCGCCGCGCGCGATCGCGCCCTCAAGTTCCGCGCGCTTGCGAGCTTTTAGTTCTTCGTATGTTTCTTTGATCTCGCTGATCATTCGGATATAATTGGATAGATGAACACTTTAGAAATTGAGAGCACCTGCGGATCGGTCGTTAACGGATCTCATAGCTTCACCTTTGCCAACGTCGTGCCCGTTGCCGCCATACGGGCCAATTTCAGGGAGTCGCCAGAGACTGTCTTGACAACCGCAGAGATTGTTATTAACGCTTCTGAATTCGAGCCACACATGCTCGATGATAACGGACTGCCGAGAAACGGGGCGTGGCTGCATGTTGTTGATGAAGTCTTTGGGGACCATGTCTACACGGTTATCAATGCAAGACAAGAGCATGGCGCCCTGCGCCGAAGCCAATTCCGGCTGCTCTGCTTAATCGATCAGGATAATGGCTATTCACGCAACCTCCACGCCGAGTGAATTCTCTTTCGCCAATGTGAGTCCGTTCGATGGAGCCGTACTCCATGCTCGCTCGCATGAATTATAAAGATCGTCTTAGGCGTCACCTCACTAACAAATGCTAAGTGTCGAGGGATGTCAGGCTCACGTAATGCTTCGTCACAAAAGGCGATCACGTCTCCCGCCCCGACATCTTCTGTTGAGACCATCTCCATATGCTCATTCAAGAGTTTCAGCATGACCGTACCGTCTTCGCGGGGTCTGTAATCGTGCGGGATCTCAACTTCAATCCCTGCGCCTTTAGCAACTAAGGCCACGAACTGAGCGCAATCAACACCTGTCCCTTTCAATTGGCCTTGATGCTGGAAAGGTGTCCCGGCCCATGAACGGGCTTCTTCGACCAGACGTTGCTGTAGTTCTGACATTGGCTATTCTGGATACTGAATGATCCCGCGGATCCCGGGTAGGTCGGGCTCCCCGTTAAAGACTGCCGCTGCCCCAAATTTATCGCGCGCCTGATCTCTCGTGCCATCGTAACCCGCAATCAGTGTTACGGTGTTTCCGATAGCAATAGTGGACCTCATTGGCAACTGCAATTCAATGGCGTTACCAACATTCGCTTTGATCTCCATCTTCAATCCTGAATTAGCCCCGCCCGTGAATTCCGCGCGACCATATGCGAAATAGTCGTTAGCTTGTGCCGTGCCGTTCACTGTGAAGTTCATGCGATCTGCTACGGCTGTTACCGTGCGCGCGTGAGTAAATGAGGTCATCGACACGCCTAGATCTTCTGGTCTGCGATTTCTATCGACAGGGGATGTTAGTTCGCCTATCTCCTGTTGCATCAATTGGGCCAACGATCTGAGCTCTAGTTTGTACGTTCCATTCTCGATTGAAAACTCCCCGGCCTTGCCTTTGATTATTCCTACCGAGCCCATAGTTAGATCCAGGTAATTCACCCACTCATATTGAATCGCCGCATTCTTCCATCTGCCCCCTTGTACATCGGGTTCGGTAATGATCGAATCAAATACTCCAAAGAGTTCAACTGAATTTGCTTCTAATCCGATCTTCTGAACTAAGCGAGATGGTTCAACCGGGGCAGGAGTGTAAGTAATCGAATTGAATGTTAGCGAGCGCGTGTGTGCGGCGTAAGATGCGCGAGTCCCGTCAGTGGCGAGGATAGTCCAGATTGGGGCTAAAGTTGTGACGTTGCCAGCAAGGTGGCTAAGCATTCCAGCAGAGGGCGGCATAAAAAGGGATCATACCGAGGCTTGCAGATTTAAGTTTTCCAATGGAGATCGCGAGTGGTTTAGGGGTACAATGAAATATGAGCAGACCCACGGCTAGCGCGGAAAACAAATTTACACTGTGGCCTTGTCTTGTATGTGGGCGTTTGGGCCTGACCGACTATTGCTCTCCCGGCTGTTCATTTGCGGACCTCACACAAAAGGCATTACAGCGCGGCGTCTTTCCCGACCATGAAAAGGATCATGTTATTGAGACCGCTGCTAGTCTGCTCGGGACATGGCCCGAAGAGTATCCGTTCTAAAATTGACACCGCCTGCTAACCAAGAATAGACTCTCAGCCCATGAGAGTCCTACTCTTGAGCCTCTGCCTCGCCTCTACATCGCTAATCCGCAGCCAGGCCGCCGAGATAGCAACGATCTACGTTTACATGCCCCATCACTCTGCAACCTCATGGCGTTTCTCTGGAAAGTTCTACGTTGACGATAAGAAGGTGGCAGAGATTA